TTTATCAAAGATGTCTCCCATTAGCGCTAAGCTTTCGCCACGTAAGAAATTCAGTGTTAGTTCAGAGATAACTAACGTTGTTAATACTTTTAAGAATAATACAAATGATCAAGGTTGGACTCTCAAACCATCTAAGAAATTGATCCAACGAATTTTGAAGGATTTGGCTTCCAAGAAAATTATGTCAAATGGTACAACCTATCAAAATTTTCCATGGACCCGTCATGAATTTATTAATCACATTATTAACAACTTTGAGCCTAAGGAATCAATGGCACCAGGAGCAAAATCACTATCATCAAGACCTTACTTTTATATGGAAACTGATATTCTTTATGGACATATACGCCCTGGTTTTCTTCTATCTGACAAACCAATGGATAAACCATCAACTTTGAAAGCTTATCTTAAAGCGATTGAGGATATGGAGTATGACATTAAAATGAATGAGAATTGGCATGCTGGTTCAATTTCATTTAATTTGGGCGATAAAGATGAAGAATTGAAGTGTACATACGAGTCAATTATTGATGATTATTGGTGTCTTCTATGTGAGCATTCTAATCAAACTGCTTGGAAGCATTTATGCCAATTATTATTAAGTGATAAGTACAAAGGAATCTCAGACTTTTATATATATTTAACGTTAATATCTATACTTGTTAGAGGAGTAGCCAAATACAATCCCGTCCGTGATGCTAGAGAAGATAGTGATCATGTCAGTTCAACATTGACAATTCAGTCAGTTGTTGCCGGAGATGTATTCGATAAACCTTTCACATATACTGACATGGAGTATTACTATCGAACATTTGTTATTGAGAAAGAATTAAAACTTGCCAGATTCCCATGTGGAAGTAAGACACGTCCACTTCACGGGCAAACTTGGCTAACTCCAGATTATATACATTTGCTTACATTTAAGAAAGTATGGAATAGAATTAAGGAAAGTAATAGATATAGACTAGAAAATGGTTATCCCCCTATTTTTAAGGAAATCTTCCCAACTGGTCTTTTTGATTCAGTGGGTGAATCCTTTGGACAAGGATTCGCACAGGGTATCGTTGACAATATTGTGGATAATCCAAAAACAGACGCAATAACGGAGAAAGTATTAGATACGGTCAATGAAGCCTCAGATATATTAGTTGATAAGATTAAAGATGCTGGAGAAAACGTTTCAGAAGTGTTGGAAGAAAAATCTCGTAATTTCATTTCGGATTTTGCTAAGCATGCCCGAGACCTGACCCAAGACTCTGCAAAGACTCTTGCTAACAGTGCTCGGGAGATCCTTGGTGGATTACCATCATCAGTTGAACTTATTGGTACTTTCTTTGGAAAGTCCCAAGAAATGATTTTAACGGTTAAGAATTCATTTTCAAAAATATTTGGATCATTTTTACCAGAAAATTTCAAAATTACAGATGATGTGATCGATTTGGCTATTGATCTTGTTAAATATTGGGTCATGTACAATTCGATTAAAGATGATTGCACCATTGTTAAGGGAGCTTTAATTGTGGCAATATGTGTCAAGCTTGGTATCTTTGGCATTGCTAAAGAATGGTTTGATAGTATTGTTTCATATTTGCTCCAAGAAGAGCAAATCGTCCCAACAGCTGACGATGGAGGATGGTTATCATTTGTAACATCATCACCGGTTTTAATTGTTAAGGCTTTCTCAGGATTTATTGCAACGGTTTTATCAGGAAGAATTTTGTCAAAAATTGAATTGGGCAAACTCCTCCATTCAATGTCTGGTCATTTTCGTGATATAGCATTTTTGGAGCGTGGAATGTCAGCAATTCCAAAATTATTTGAAACATTCAAGTCAATATTTTCGTCAATTTCATCTTGGATTTCAGCTAACATCTTTGGAGCAATTCCAGAGAAAAAGAAAGTTGCTGCTGAGATTGCGCAATGGACTGTTTCTGTTGCTTATTTCTCCACAGAAGAAGGAAGAGATATGATACGCGCAAACATTGATGCAAAAAATTATGCATCTGGTTTATACAAGAAGGGAATTGCTCTAAGGCATATTGTTTCATCGATTGGAAATCATCCTGACAGAGATCTTCATCTCGAGATAACACGACTTTGGAGAGATGCAAAGGCTGTTGCAGACTTTGTCACCAGATTGGATGCTATGTCTAACTTTGTTCCCACAATGTTTCACATCCAATTGGTTGGTGAACCCGGAATTGGAAAATCACATCTAATGAAAGACCTTGCCTGGACTCTTAACGTTGAGTCATTTGGAGAGAAATACAAGAATTCAGTCTACTCATACAATTCGGATTGCGATCATTTTGACGGATATGCTGGTCAGAAAACAATGTATATCGATGATGTATGGCGCTACAATGAACCAAAGCATATGTCAAAATTAATCAGCTTAATTACAAACACTCCAATTATGCTTCCTATGGCTCATCTTGAAGAGAAAGGAACTCAACTGACATCAGAAATTTTGTTAACAACAACAAATTTGGCATACCCAGTGCCAAAGGATATTTTCAGTATTGAAGCCATTTACAGGAGACGTCATGTTTTAGTAAACGTCACAATGGATCCACGAGTTCGTGATGCAGCTACAAAAGCATTTTCACCTCAACTTTTCAAAAAATATTATCCTCATCAGAATATGGGAGATTATCCTCATTTGAAGTTTTCACTATTAAAACCAGTCCCCACTTCACTTTCTGAATTTGAGTATGAGGATGAATCTAAGGAATCAATTGAAGCTCTTAAGGGATACCTTAAGGAAGTAAATGAAAACATAATTCGACCGGATCATAAAGAAGGAAGACTTCATCCAGATGTCCAATTTTTGGAAGAAGGAGAAGTTCAAGCTGGAATACAATTCCCGTGTAAAGATTGGGAATATGGAAAATTCATTACTAATTTGGTTGCTAGATTCAGAAGATTCCAAGAGCATGAAAATGCTCTAAGCCTAACTGAAAGATACCAACGTAAATTCAATTATTTCACTCAAATTAGGGCTGCTTATCATAAGGAAATGAATATTCCTGTCCCTCAAGATCTTATGGACGGATATGTTCTTGATATGAATCATTCAAAAATTGATAATACAATCTACAAAATTATGCAAGATTTTGAATTAATGGATTTCACTGAAGTTCCAAAACCAACTGAACTTGAACAGAGAATTCATGAGAATGCAGATCCAATACCAGAGCTTTCAGATATTAAATTTGGGGATATTGTTCTCGAAGAAATTTTGAAAGAATCAAAAGAAGATATTAAACCAACATCAGATTTTGCTGGTGAAGGTGGATCTGATTGGTCTCAAGAGAAGAGAGAGGAATTTCATGAGAAAAAGCAACGTTGGTTTACCAAGGATGCTCATCATGAGAGAGAAAGATTATCTCTTGAGCAAGAAGCGAAAAGAACAGCTCGAATTCTTGAAAAGAAAAACAAGAAAATTGTTAAAGAGGAAGACCCTGTGGAATCAAGATGTAAATCAACTCCAAATGGAATTTTGATTGACTCACTGATGACGATGTGGGATGTTATAGGAGAAGGACAAGCTTTGGCCCAACAAGATCGATTGGCTGGGATAGCATATTGGTTCAAACAAATTCAAATTGAAGATCTTTTTGAGGAATTTGAATACAGACATGATTTTGATCCTTCTTCTCGCCACCTTTATGACGCTCTCACAAAAATGATGCGTATCCATATGCATCAATCAGGATCAAGAATGATGCCTATTCCTTCAAGAAAACCATTTCCAGAACACTTATGGAAGAAATCATCTGGTTTATCTACATACTTTTTGCAGCGAACATTTTTCATAGATGGCCAATTCTATTTTAAACCTGATTTAAAGATGAGTGATATTAAATTTCAACTTACTGGAAGTCCACTCAATCCCGGAAAAATGACTCTCCCAGATTATGTTGCAGTTTCATATAACAAAAAATATTACAAGGTTCCCTTTGATTTAGGATTTATTTACAGTATGAATGGGGAATTTGTGAATTACGTTATTGAGCTTCAGCAGTATACACCATCACAAATTAGAGAGTTATGTGAAGAAGCAAGATGGAGAAACTCTTTCACAAATTTCTATACAGTTGCAGCGATTAAACAATTTACTATTGAATATTTTTCAAAACATTGTTCAAAGGCATATGATCTTATTATGTCACCTCTGAGAAACTTTTGGAGTAAGATGCAGCGTCTTCCATGGATGAAAGCTCTGATTGGTTGTATGATTGGAGTTGGAATTTATTCTATTGGAAAAGCGCTTGCAAAACTCTTCATGCCTAATACAGAACCTACTTCAAAATTCATGCATAGAGGAGCACAATCAAGGATTGTAATTCGGCCGACATCCTTATCCACAGAAAGATCTGCGACTGGTCAGGCAATATCATCAATATTGCGCCGAAATTTACGCAAAATTCATATTCAGGGTTGTACATCACAGAACGAAACAAGACAACAAGTTTTGTGCTCCGGACAGTTTGTATTTCTTAACAAGCATGCCTTTTTGAAATTTGACAAAGATGAGGAATTTATTATTGAATTCTTCCATCCCGGAAAGAAAAATCAATTTCAATATATCATATCTCGAAAGGACATTGTTATGTTGGAAGGAACCGATCTTGCTGCTATTCATTCACAGAATATTCCAGCAGCACGAGCGATAGATCATCTTTTGCTAACAGATCGTGAGTTTAAAGAAGCAGAATTTGCTAAAGGACTGTCAATTCTCTCTGCTGATGAGGAAGCTTTCGTTGTTTCAGATCATACATATTTGGAACAGAAATGGAAGCTTTCTCATGAGTTTATGGGTAAGAAAATCGAATTAGACCACACATTAATGGTTGTTGGCGAGGGAATAGCCGGTTATTCCGGCTCCCCTGTGATAACTAATGCAGCAATTGGAGGCTCAATGAAAATTGTTGGCATCCAAGCATGGTCTATAAATACCTGGAATGACAGAAAAATAGCGATTCAGGTAATAACAAAAGAAAGATTTGATAAATTGAAACAAGATCTTGCAAGACAGAAAAATCAGGTTTTGATTGAGCGAGAAGCTGATTTCGAAGATTCAATTGTAGAAATTCAGCCTTGCTCAGCTTTCAAATCTCAAAACGAAAATAACATAATAACTGAGCTTCCAAAAGAGGCTTCTGTTGGAACTGTTGGAAAGACAGCTTTCGAGAGAACTCCTCTTGCTCCATTTATGGACAAAGCAGGATATCAAAGCAAGCGCGTTCCTGCGTGCTTGTCTCCCTTTGACCCACATTTAACTAATGGAGATAAAATTCATCCATTGTCCAATTCTTTGGGCAAATATTTTAAAGGAAGCATCAAACCATTTGATCCTAAGCGTCTTCAATATATTGAGGATTCATTGGTACAATGGTTTAAGACCGAACTCGACACAACCAATTTTCGCGTGTTGTCGCTTGAAGAAGCAATAACAGGCACACGCGAGGATGGTTCAAATCCCATGGACCTTACAACATCACCTGGTCTTCCCTTTGTTAAAGAGGACAGAAAGCAGAAAGGAAAGAAGGATTATTTCGAGATTGGAGAGGATGGTGAAGTTTCTTATATTAGTGACGAAATTCGTCAAGAATATGAGGAGTTCAAAGAGAAGGTTTGTTCTGGAGTTCTTCCCCTCACACTTTCGTATGATTTCCCAAAAGACGAGCTTCGTCCCAAGGAAAAAGCATATGGAACTGAAACCGAACCACCTAAAACAAGAAGTGTTACATGCATGAATATGTTCTATGTCATCCTGTGGAGGCAGCTTACACTTGATTTGTGGGCTGCTTTCCATAGAAGAGCAGATGGTACTTTTCCATTTTGTCCAGGCATCAACCCTGATGGACCTGAATGGAGTAATGCATTTCACTTTTTAAATAAATTTGGCTTGAACGCTGTCGATTTCGATGTCTCAAATTGGGATGGTTTTGCTCGTGCAGAACTAGTGTTCATGGCTGCGCGAATCCTTGCCCGGCTTTTAGGATTCGCTCCCAATTCACCAGAGGAAATTGCTCTGCGTGTAATTGTTACTGAAGTAATGTTTGGTTACATTCAGCATGGAACCATCATTTATCAAAAATTCAGGGGAATAATTTCAGGATTTCCTGGAACGGCAGAAATTAATACACTCATACATTTAATTTTACTCATTTACTTTTATTTAGAGTTAGCCGCCCCTTATGGCCTCGACTATTTTCAGGCAATTTTAAATTACCTGAGATACCTTATCTATGGAGATGACATCATAATCACCATCGCTGATGAAGTTTTACACTTCTTTAATGGTGAAACCATAGCTAAGGCTTATCGAGACCTAGGCTATCCAGTAACTTCAGCTACAAAATCTCAAGAGATTTTGAAATCACGACCTTTGCTGGAGTGTTCATTTCTCAAGTCCACGTGGCATCATCTTTTTGAAGGCATATGGATAAGGAAAATGGATTTGGATGTCGCTTATGACCTCCTATACTGGGTACGCGCAAAAGAGCATCCGATTGCACAGTTTCAATCAAATGCATTGGATGCTTTGCGGATCGCGTTCGGCCATGGCGAGAAAGTCTACAATCAATTTCTCGAAAATTTGAATTCTTGGTCTAAGAAAGCTCGACAGCAAACATTCCATGTTAGCTGGAAAGACTTACTGGACGACCATTTATACAAATATTATGGCATGGTCTTATAATTAAGTTCATATATCGTTGGATGTCGTGAAAATGGTTTAGAGTAGAGCCCAGCTTTTAAGGAAGAACCGACTTTCTTGAGCTGGCTACCTAAACTGAAGGTTGGCCCGCCTATAAGAGCCCTCACATAATCCCCCAACGCTTAGGCCTATGTTTAATTTTAAGAGAGGCGGAAAATATGCTAGACACGTTTTCCCTTAACTTTAAGTGTAGTTTTAATTATAGACTATTGGTGAGCAAGTTAGTTACCCAATCCCACTTACCGATTCTTAGTTCTAGTTTATTTTAATAATATTTAGATTTAATTTAGATAATAATTAGAATAATTTTATATTATAG